ACTAATAAGTCGAATTCTATACGCGTCATTTTACCAACGTATTCGTAGTTAAATTTAAACCCTTCTGGCGCTGTTTGGGTCCAGCGTACCTTCTGGTTTTCTTCGTCAAAGTATACAGCGTTGTAAATCATTTTTTAAAGTATTTGTCTATGGTTTCTTTACAGTTGTCAAAGTCGTTTAAACAGTGCGCGGACCAGCCATTTTTACCTAGTTCGTCTAGCCATTTTAGCTGCGCTTCTGTTGGTTTATTTCTACCAGCTTTTAGTTCTATTGCTAGTCCTACAAAGTCGCCACTAGGTCTAAATACCATAACGTCTGGTATTCCAGCCTTACCGCCTAAATACTTAAATTTAAACCTTTCAAAAGGCGTGCGCTTCCCTTCGTTTGGTATATGCGCCGCTAATACTTCTGGGTATTGCGCTGCTAAATACTGCATAACAGCATTTTGTAGCTTGTCTTCTGGACCTAAGTATTTATGGTAGTGGTTGCCCATATTAAATTATATTACATTCTCGTACTTTAACAGACGGTATTTTATAACCTGGTAGTCTATTTGTAGTTTATTATATTTTTGTACTAGTTGTTCTAGCGTTAGTTCATCTGTTTTTTCCTTATCTAAAGCTTCTGCTATTTCGTAAAGTTCGTAAAAATTTTCGTCAAGTTTACTATTAAATTTACGCATATAGGGCAATTCAGCTAGCGCGTGCATTACTGTAGCGTGGTTTTTATCCAAACTTTGCGCTATTTTATTTAAGCTGTAGCGCCCTAAATTTCTACATAAATAGTAGTATAAAGCCCTAGCTTCTATATAAATAGTTTGTCTGCATTTTAAACCTAAGTCTATACCGTAGAAGTCTTCGACTAGTTCCCTGTATTTTTCCATTTTCATAGCCCTAGTATTATAATTCCGTCGTCGTTTCTTTTACCGTCATAGCCTAGCGCTACGTCCGTTTCTTGGTAGTACTTCCAGTCTGCAATAGCTTTCTTATATTCCTGTCTACCTTTTTCTATAAGTTCGTCGCTAAGTACATAGTTTTCAACACTATACGGCGCGTTGGTTTCTATTGCTATAAATACTAGTTTATTTACGTTTAGCATATCCATATAGAAAGCCGCCTGTATGTGGTATTTATATTTATATACGTCGCTTAGAAACGCCCTTGGGCTGTTATCCTGGCAAGTTTTAACGTCGCTAATAAACCCAGCTACTTTATTTACGCAGTCTGGGCGTACGCGAACCTTTACGCCTTCATATTCTAAATAGTGGCTTAGTTCCATTTCGCCTAGTACGTGGTCTTTGGCTTGCTGGTTTTTATCTAAGTTTTCTAGTATTGTAAGTATACGTTTATGGTCGGCTTCGTCTAGTACTTCTTTGCCTTCTGCTTTCGCTTGGTGTTCGGCGTATAGTTCTTTACCAGCTTTAGTACGCCTGTCTATTTTTGGTATTATATGGTAGTCTTTATAAAATTCGCTAGGTTCATAAATAGCCGTATGTACAGCAGTTCCGAACGCCATACTAGGCGTGCTTTTGAAGTCTGCATTTAAGTAGTGGTGTACGCTTTTTTTAGCTATCATTTTTAAACCGCTGGCGCTTATATAATCTTTTTTACTATGGTATTCTGCGTTGGTGTCTTTTACTATTTTCATTTGTTTACAATTAAAAAGCCCAGGCGCTAGGCGCCCAGGCTGTTGTTAAAACCTACCAGGGTAGGTCCGCGCCCCCTTGCGCTACTTTGGTTTCTTTTTGTTCTGTAGGCTTATATGTATTAAACGACATACTTAAACTACCGTCGTCGTTTTTCCATAGGTTCGCTTTATATTGCGTGTCGCCTTTATATTCGCTTTTAGCGTCTTGTACGTCGTCCTGTTTTAGACATTCTACAAGTAGCTTTGGCGTTATTAAAACATTAGCTAAAAGGTTCTGTGGCGCGTTATCGCCAGGGTTAAATAGCCTTACGCCGTTTACATACTTTGTTTTCGTGTTACTCATTATATATTGAATTGTGCAGTTATCTGCTGGTTATACTCTTTTTTCATTTTGTAATTAGCCAGTACTTTTTTAGCCTGGTCTACTGTACCCTTTAGGGTTGCGTTTAGTTGGTTTTCTGTTAGCCAGCTTTTGTTTTCCTGGTTTGCTACAGCGTTACCTACTTCGTCAGCACTAGCTATACTAGTGTCTAGTCCTATACCTAAATAGCCTAACGCGCGCCCTAAAGCACTGGTAAAACCGTTTTCTAAAAACGACGTTTTATTTATGTAGCTACTATCGCGGTATTCTTGGGCGTGTGCGCTTACCATTTCGTTACCGTCTGGGTCCAAAATAGTGGCTTTAAATACGCCTTCTTTGTCGTCTAGACTTACTAGGTCTTCGACTATTCGCCAGCCCTTATAGGCGGCTTCCTTTCTAAAGTGTATAAGCCGTTCGTTTACGGTTATATACTCCTTACCTTTTATATTTACTGTTTTCACTTGTTTAGAATTAAATTAAAAGTTACATCTATACTAAAGCCAGCCTTATGTAACGCGCGAAGTTCAGCTACCCTAAAAGTTTCTGGGCTATCTAAACGCGTATATACCGTTGGGTATTTAGCGCCTATTAGTTCGCATATATCTTTTAAAGTGTAGCCTAGCTTTCGCATTTCAGCTGTAAATAAATCTTTATACATATTGTATATTTTACCGCTAAACTACAAATAGATATTAAACTATGCAAACTATTTTTAAAGTATTAAGATAAAAAAACCTACCCAGCGCTAGGCATACAGGTAGGTTTTCGCAGCAAACAAAGGGGTCGTTTTAACTTTGTATTACGGTTGTAAATTTACTAGTAGAAGTAGCCGCTACTGGGTTATCTTGGTTTGGCTTGTGTGCTATTATATTATACCTATTTGACTTTACGCTATATTCTAAGCTGTCTAGTATTAAGCTGTCTGGTTCGCTAAAGTTTGTAAAGTTTATACGTATTTTATCCATAGGTGTTACTGGCGCAGTTTGGTTATTATATAAAGTACCTTCGTACCTAGTTACAATAGTCCTAAAGTCGTCTAGCTGTTGCTTTTGGGTTTGTAGTACTGGCGTAGATACACTAAATATATTACTAACGTCATAAACGCCTGTATAGTCTAATACTAAACCGTTTAGTGGGCGTTCTACTTCTAGGTCGCCTATTATAACATTTGTAGTAGTGTCTTGGGTTCGTGTTATTACATTTGCCTGTGTACTTGGGCTGTCTAAATAAAGTAGCGTGTTATCTACATAAACACCTTGGTAGTTAGTTAAAAAGTTTTGCGGTCCATAAATACGTAAATATACAGTCTGGCTTTGCCCAGCTGCGGCGGGTAGTTTAGCTATGTTAATATCTTGGCTTATCCATTTGTTAGCGGACGATATAGCTGCGTCTTCAAAAAAGAAGTATTTTACTGTAGTAGTCCAGTTTTCGTTAGCGCTATCATAGTAGTATGTAGGTCCGTTACTAAAGTAAAGCTGGCACCAGAATTTATTATAACCTGTAGAAGTTTGTAAACCTGTGGCGCTATAGTAGTAGCTTAGCTTTAGTTTTAAATCTAAATCACGAGGGAATAAATAGTTACCAGTAATAGCTAGGCTTGTTGGTGTGGCGCCGAAATTTGTAGCTGTAGTTTTAAAACTACGTACACCACTAAAGGCTATTTCGTCTGTTACAAAACTACCACTTGTTATAGTCCAGTGGTTTGTGTTTTGGAATTCAAAACCAGCGTCTTCTTTATAACTTAGGTTAGTTTTAACTGGTTCCTGTTCTAGCCTTATAGCTTTATAGCCGCGTTCTGCTTCGCGTGTTAGGTCTTGGTCTAGTGGCTGTAGGTCAGTTCGTACAGTCCTTAAACCTTCGTGGTAGTAGTCGCCTTGCAAAGTACCGCTACTGTTAAATCTTTGGTAGTATAGGCTTTCTATATCGCCTTTTAAATACGCCTGGCGTAGTGCGCCTATACCGCTTGGTACAGCGTCGTTATCGTCTATATAGTTTTTAACGTAGTCAATTATAGCCTGTTCGCTATATAGGCTGTTATTTACTACTACATATTTACCGTTAGCTTGGAATACCCTACTATTTACGCTTTTTAGTACGTTTTCTAAAAATTCTTTTGCGTTAAAAAATTCGTAGTCGTCGCTTAGGAAAACGCTTTCGTTTATAAAGCTGTTTACATACGTTAAAAATTCAGACCTAGTTCCAAATATATCGTATACGCTTAGTTCGTTGTTAATAATAACGTCTAAACCTAGCCCAGTTTTATTTAGTGCCGCGCACAATATACTAGCTAGGCTGGCTTGAATACTTTGTAAACCTGTATTTATACTGTAAAAAGTGTTATCTACAAAAAGGTTATCTAAGTCGCCTAGTCCGTCTATAGCTGTTAGCTGTATAGCTTGTGGGTTTGGCGCCATTAGTTCCTTAAACTGGTCGCTAAGTAGCCAGCCAGTCCAGAATAGTGTATAGTCGTCTACAGTTTCTATAGTTAGGTGTTTATTAAAACAGGTCCCACCTTCTATAGTACCGCCGTCATTTTGTACCCTTTCGTTAAAAGCTGTTTGGGTATCTAGATAGCCTATTAAATTACTATCTACGCAGCCGTCAGCTTCTACTATAGCGCCGTCTAGTTGGCTTCTGTTTTTAAAGTCGTCGCGTACAGTTTGGGCTGTATATACTTCTACTTTATATTCGCGTTCTGGTTCGTTAAAAAAGTCGTCGTAGTTAGTTTCGTCTGTTTGGTATAGGTTTATATTACAAGTGCTACCAATTATAGGGCTATAAAAGTCGTCGTCGCCGTCCCATTTTATTTTAACAGGTTCAGCGCCACCTACTAGCGGTAGTATTTCGCCTGTATATCCGTCTTTAAGTATATCTAAACGTTTACCGTTACCTAGTTCGTCTTCAAAGTCTAGTCTATATTTTACGCCGTAAGCCATATTTGTTTATTTAATTCTACCGCGTTGTTTTTCAGCGCGTTGAAGTGCTACTACTAGGTCTTGACCGTTTAGTCTAAATTCGCCACCTACATTTACTTGCTGGGCTTGTCGGCTGCCTATCATATTTTTAAGTTTATCTAGTGGCGCTATTACTTCTGGGTTGCTTTTAGCGCCAGCATATTCGCCCATTAGTCCTAGTGTAGGACCGCTAACTATACCGCCATTAGCAAACGCTGCTACAGCGCCGCTACGTGGTCCGCTTTGCTTAATACCGCCGCCGTCGCCCTTACCTTGCACTATACCAGGGACTACGCTTTTTATAACTGTACCTAAAGCTATTAACGCTATACCAGCCGCTATAGCTGTAGCTGGGTTTTTAAAAGACATTTTTATAGCCTTCATAGCTAAACCTATACTTATAGCTGTTTTACCTAGTTGAATAGCTATATCGCCTATACCGCCTAACAAAACACCGCCTAAAGCGCCTAATAAATTACCGCCGTTTGCTATAGCATTACCTAAAGCTGAGCCCATTCCTTCCGCCATATTTTGCAAATGTGGCGTAATTTCTACACTAGCTTCGTTTAAAATTGTAGCGGTTTCTGCTAGTTTAGTTCTTAGTATACCGTTACCGTTTGCTACACTATTAGCTAGCGCAGTTGCTGGGTCTAAGCCTACAGTTTGCATCTCGCCTAGTAAACTACTACCAGCTTGTAAATTTAATTGCTGTGTAGTACCCATAGCTGTCCCAGCTGTAGCACCTAGGGCGCTTACGCCTGTAGCTTGCTGTCTAACTGGTCCAGCTGCTGGCTGTATTGGTGCAGCGGCTGTTTTGTTCTTTTGTTTTTCTAGGTCTTCGTTAGCTTTTATAGCTTCGTTTACTACTACTAACTGCTTTTTATATACGTCTATTTCGTCCTGTACTTGTTGTACTCTAAATTGACCGTCTTTATAGCCGCGTTTAAAAAGGCTTTGTTTTCTTTTTTCTAGCGCTTCTATTTTTTCGCCTAGTTGTGCGGCGTCCATTTGTTCAAGCGCTACTTTATTAGCTTCTTTTTGGCTTTTTCTATATTGTACTAAAGCTACGGTAACGGCTGCTATAGCAGTTGCTACAGCTAGTATAGGGTTAGCTATCATAGCTGCGGTTAAAACTCTAAAGCCGCCAGCCGCTAGGCTTAATAGTCCTGGTAGTTTTCCTAGCATCATTAAAAACGGACCTACAGCGGCTACTATTCCAGTTATAATTAGTATAGTTTTTTTAGTACCTTCGTCTAGTCCCATAAACGCTTTAAGCAAACCGTTTACTTTAGTTACCATTTTTGTAAAAGCTGGTAGTAGTATTTGCCCTAAGTTAGCGCCTATTTCTTTTAAGCTTTCTGTAAAAATACGCATCTGGTTAGCTGCGCCGCCTTGGGTTCTAGCAAAGTCGCCTTGCGCGTTTCCTGTACTAGCTATTACATATTGATAACGCAGCGTAGTTTTTTCAGCTTGCGTCATTTCTTTAATGTTCTTTGTAATACCCTGGGTTAGTGCAAACTGTTTTAGGTTCGCTTCTGTCATTACAATACCTAGGCGTTTAAGGCTTTCAGTTTCGCCAGTAAATACAGCAGCTAGCGCTGTAGTAGCTTCTTCTATTTTTATGTTCTTAAAACTTGCTAAGTCGCCAGCTAATCCTACCATACTGGTAGACATTTTAGCCGCCTGTACTGTAGTAAGTCCCATACTAGTACCCATATCGCCAAACATAGCCGCCATATCTAAGGCTGTACCTTGCGCTATACCAAACTGGGTTAGGGTAGTTTTAGAAAATTCTTTTACGCTTGCGCTACTTTTTTTAAAACTTACGTCTACTTTATTTAGGCTTTCTTCGAAATCACTAGCTAACTTTATAGCAGCTACCCCAGCGGCAGCAATAGGCAGCGTAAGCCCTACACTTAAACCCTTACCTATACGCGACGCGTCAGCGCCAAACTGTTTTAGTTTATTACTAGACTTATCTAACGCTTTTACTAGCTTATCGCTTTTAGCTTCTAATATTACCCTTAATTTTTGGTCCGCCATAGTGTAGAATTATAGCTGTAAAATTACGAAAAAATTAGCCGTTGGTATTTTTAAAGTCGGCTACTGTTCTAGTGCCGCCAGCCTTAGCCCTAGCGGACCGTTCTAAAAAGCGTTCGTACTGTTCTTTAGTACTTTTAGGTGCAGTAGCTTTTTGGGTGTATATATCCTGTGGCAGTGGTAGTAGCTGTTCTGGTTTTACCATTTGGCTACGCTTAGTACAGTTTACGTTATACAGCATAGTAGCTATATAGCGCGTCTGTTCCCAGTTTACGTAATTCTGTATAGTATGGGCTTCGCCTAGCAGCTGGTTTTCGTTCCAAGTATTAGCCCAGAAATCGTTAGGGTTAATAGCTACTTGACCTATATAATAGTCTAGTAGGTCGTCCCAGGTTAGGCTTTTGTTTTTTTTTGTGTAGTAGTTTTACTAGGTTTTGGGTTACGTTCTACGCCCATATTTAAGTTATTACCTAGTAGTTTAGTTTCCATTAGCGCGGCTACTATGTCGTTTAGTTGTTCGCCTGTAAGGTCTTCTAACCAGGCGCCTACTGTAAACTTATTATAGTCTATTTCGTTATTATTTTCCTGGTCGTTTGCTAGTAGTGCGCTGTAGATTAAATCGCGAATAGCGCTAAGGCTTAAACCTTCGCTAAATATTTCGCCTATTTGGTCTAGTGCTACGCCTTGGGCTTCTGTAAAGTTAGCCCAGAAATTCATACTAAAATGAAGCGTGCGGTTTTTACCGCCTAGTTTTATAGTGTAGTACCCCCTTTTTCTGTTTGCCATATTAAAAAAATTAGCCCTAGTTCCTTACGCTAGGGCTGTTAATTTGTTACTAGTTTGTAGTAGCTGCAATAGTACCAGTAATAGTAATAGAACCACTATAAGTTACTGGGCTTTCCATTTCAGCGCTAACTTCTAAGCTGCTTAAAAAACCAGCACCGCTATATAGTTGGTCGCCTGTAGCGGCTGTACCAAACTCAAAAAACAGTTTTGTACGTGCTAGTAAAAAGTCGCCTAGTTCAGCAGCGTTTTGCGCGTCTGTATAATCTACTAAGCCTTCGAATGAAATTTCGCCGCTTCTTACGCCAGCTATTACCTCTTGAAAGCCGCCGCTATCTTTAGTAGTAGCTTCTGGTAAATCATTAGACAAAGATATAGTACAGCTGGTGGTGTGTCCTATATTCGCTTCTGCACCGTCTGTAGACGATACTTTTAGTAGTAAATCCGTTCCGTTAAATACTGTACTAGCCATAAGTCGTTTTATTTTCTACAAATATACGTATTTATTTTTTTTATTTTTCGCTATAGTTAATACCAAAAAAAGTGTGTACGCCGTTGTCTTCTATTACAATTTCGTAGGCAGCCCAGTCTTCTGGCTGTTCTTCTATACCTTGCCATAGTACGTCTACGCTGTAGTTATCAGCTAGTACAGGCGCTGTAGTTTCTACTAGTTCGCCGTCTTCGTCTTGTTCGTATTCGCCTGGCGTTACTACTATGTGTCCTAGCTTTACTATAGCGTGTTTATGGTCTGGGTATAGTTCGCCAGTTTCTTCGTCTTCGCTATGTGGCAGCGCGTCTATTAGTTCGTCTGCTGCGGCTTCGTCTGTGAATTCGTATTTTTTAAATATATGGTTCATTTTATAGGGTTGTTAAAGTTTTTAGTTCTGCGTCTGTTAGTACTTCGTCGAAGTATTGAAAATCATTAACCCAGCCGTTAAAAAAACTACCGTTTTCTGCGGCGTTGCTAAATTTTATTTTATTCATAGTAGTAGTAGGTCCAAAAGGTCCACTAGTAAATACAGCGTCTGTTCCATTGTAGCTAGTTTTTACGCCTGTATTGTCGTAAGTTATAGCTAGTTTTATTCTAGTATTAGCGCTACTAGCTACTATAGTAGGCGCTGCGTCTGTACCGCCACTAATTAAAACGGCGCGCCAGTTACCGCCAAAGTCGTCTAGTATTATACGTGTAGTAGTAGTAGTATCGCGGCATATTATAACCCTAGAATAAACGCTACTAGTACCCCTAGCTGCTAGTTCGCAGTCTAAAAATAAAGTACCAGCTGTATTATTTATTACGTATTCGTTGCCGCCGTCTGTTACTAGGTCTTTTATTCTAGTCGCGGTGCTGCCAGCGGTGGGTATATACGAAGTAGCGTAGCTTCCTGCTTCAACTTGCGCTCCCCACAAGTAAACAGTAGCTGTGTTTGGTACATCTGCAACACCATATCCATCTCTTAATCCTATTTGTAAAGAGCCACCTGTATCTGTTTTTTCAATTCTCGTCCACTCTGTGCCAATATCATAACCAACCCAAGTGCCTGAATTTCTTATAACAATTCTTTGAGGGGTATCTGCTTTTACGTAAATACTTGCAGTATTAGATTGAGGTGTAAAAGATGCAGTTAATATACTTAAATCTGATGTTGAAGAACCTGAACCTTTATCAAATACTATTTTATCGGCATTTTGTGTTCCATCAGGACTTATAGTATTATCAGATGTAACAACAGGTGCTGTGCCAGTTCCACCGCTTTGTTTTAACCAACTACCGTCACTAAAATCTTCAGAATACGTTATAAGATTTGTCCTCTGTGGTTCTAGTAATAGCGCGCCTTTAGAATAGTTAGTAAAGTCTATACGCGGTTCTTCGGTTGCAGCGTATTGTATTAAACCGTTACGCCCTACATAACTACCACCGCTTAGGCGTTCTACATTAAACGGTAGGCTTTTAAAGTTGTTACCTTCGTCGTTAAACGCTAGTAGGCTTCTTTGTTTAGTAGCCCATTTGTCGTTACCTAGTTTTAGTTTTGGTGTCGCCATATTATTGTATTGTGTATTGTTGCTGCGTAGCCATTTCTGTAAAAGAAGTATAGCTAGTTACTTCTACCATTTCTGCGTCTGTTAGCGCTTTGTTAAATATAAACGCTTCCTTTATAGGTGTCCTGTCGTTAGTGTCGCCTACTTCGCGTAGCTGTCCTACTAGTACGTCTTGTATATTACCATTAAAAGCGTTTGCGGTATGTGTAAAATTTGCTACTTCTATACCGTTTATATACGCTATAAAGTTTGTGCTACTTAAAAATTTTACTGCTAGTTTATGGTTGCCTTCGTAGTATTCTGCTGTAGTATTAAAGTTATACGCGTTACCGTTACCCCTATTAGTAAATCTAAATTTACGTAAGTTGCCGCTGTCCTCAGAATAACCTATACTATAGTAGTAATTACTAGTAGCGTCCCAGCCAAACGACATTCCGTAACCTTTTACGGCAGTATCTATACGCATATTTACGTACATAGTAAAAGGATAGCCAGTAGGCGCGTCTGCAAAGTTATTTATTTCGGCTTGGTCTTTATTTCTGGTTGCTTCGCTAGCTGTAGGTGTAGGTATATAGCTAGTTTTATAGCTTCCTACTTCCACTTGCGAACCCCAAAAATACATAGTGCCAGCTATTGAATAGTTAGCACTAGGGTAGACATAAATTATATTGGTAGTGCCGTTCGCTGTATATGTACCACCTATTCTATACCAGTCGTTTGGGTATTCTTCTATAAAGGCATCTGTTAAACCAGAACCTACTATAGTTTTATTACTTAAATCAAAATCTACTGTAAACCCACTTGCACCCTTAAATATTTCTACTTGCGTAGTGGTTGTTGTGGTAGTCGTGTCTAGTTTAGCAAATATGCTATAAGTATAAGTAGTTCCGTTAACAGCTGTAAAACTTTTGGACCTTCGCCAGTTGTTAGCGCTAGACGCTAGTTTGTCTGCTGTCTTAGTTCCGTTTGGCGCTACAATATCATTAGCAGTAACAGTTACGCCGCTGTCAGACCAGTTTGTAAAGTCTTCCGAATATCCTAGCTTATTGGTGCGCTGTGGTTCTAGTAATAGTTCAGGGCAGCTGCTAGGGTTACCGTCGGCGTCTAACCTATAGTTTAACCTAGGTACGTTAGTACCCATA